ATTAGCTCCTCCGCCCCCTCCTCCGCCAGCCCAAATCTCAACCTTCACAGCATAGACCCCAGGCGGGCATGTCCAGGTATTATTTCCGGTAACTAAAAAAGTATTATTTGCCATAGACTTCTCGATACTCCTCAAAAAGAGGCTTCTTTGGCTTCAGCACATTGAAACTTTTCTTCAAATAGGGAGTCTGAAAGCGAAGATCGTTAAGGACTAAAAATATCCCATAACGATCGGCTATTCTTGCCCTGTAATCCTCCTCCTTATAGGAAGCCATCGGCTGCATACATTCAATCGGCTTCATATCGCTGACGACATAGTTTCCGGCATCGATCCTTTTTGATTTGCCCTGTAATTTTTTGAGATTTCCTGGAGAGATATCGTCAACCTTATCGATGCTCAATCTCCTCGATAAAGGGAGGGCTCCTCCACATTGAGGGCAGAATTCCTCAATCTGAGAGGTGTAATCCTTCACGGTTCTTGTCCACCATTCCGATTCAACTTCCCATCCTCTACTCCCATCGAAGAGCAGAGAAAGGGATGCGGCTATCTCGCAGAAAAAAGCACCCTTCGGATTGATTGATGCACTCCAGCTTAATTGAGCCCAGCACTCATTTATCAATAGAAACATCCTTCTTCGATCCGCAATCATCTCCTCGGCTGCGACAAGAAAAGGATGGTGATAAATATCGGCTCGCGTATGATCGTTTAGGAAGATATGATCGAAGGTTCTGCAAATGACTTCCCGATAATGCTCATATCCTTTTGGGAAGGTAGTCCAGAGGCCCAGATGTCTCTTCCCTAATTTCTCGAGGGCATAGTCACAGAACTTTTCAAACTGGGGATGAAGAAGAGGCTCTCCGCCCATGAGTCCAGTCATGTAGGGATAGCCAACCATCGAATCGACGGCCTCCTTGAATTGATCGAAACCCATAAAATAAGGCTTCCTGTGGCCGACGAAGCGGGTGCAATTGGCACAACTTAAAGTACACGCCGAACAAATTTCGATTTGGATAGTATCGTTATCGAAAACTGACCTCATATCTCGATGCTCCACAATGACCCGACCTCTGTTTTCGGACTAAGTTTAAGTTCTTCAAAGGCTCTGGGCGTGCCACCCTGGGAAACGTCATGCCCACATAAAAGTTTCCGGGTCTTAGGCAACCATGTTTCTATAATTTCCTTGATATAGGGATATTCATGTTCAGGATCTAAAAAGACCATATCGATTTCTTTCTTTTTGAAAAGTTGAGAGGCGGTCAAACTATCCATTTTAAGAACCGATAGGTTCGAGAAGTCTGATAAATTGTTAAGAAATATTGCATAAATATCTTCTGTCTTTGCCGCACTGTGAGCCCCGTCAATCTCCGATGGGCTTCCCTTGAAATGATCGACGGCATAGACTGTTCCACGGCAACCCGAAAGAAGCGCGTGAGTGCTTCTGCCCATCCAGCAGCCCACTTCCACAATGCTTTCCATTTTTTTCGCTTTTCCGTAAAGCCAAACCAACTCATCCATGCTCATCCAGCCCGAAATATTGACATCCGGCTGCAAGTATTCCAATTTAAATTTCTCTAACTGATTCATACTTTTTCTCTGAAATAATTTATCGTTCTTTTCAGGCCTTCCTCAATACTCACCTTTGGAAACCATCCAAGCTCATTCGCCCTTTTCAGATCCGGTAACCTCTCATCTTTTACCGTCTGAGGAGTCAAATTCAATTTGCTATGGCTACCGGAAAGCTCAATAATCCCCCGTGCCAAATCCCCAATGCTGATCCGATAAGGTGAACCTATTTCAACTGGCTCAACGATATCAGAGAAAAGAATTCGATCAATCCCATCAACCATATCATCGATATAGGTCAGGCTTATGAGCTGATCGCCCCCATTGATGCTGAGCGTTTCATCCTTTAATGCTTTGACGATGAAAGTAGGGACCACCCGACCATCATCACTTCTCATCCCTGGCCCATAGGAGTTAAACATTCTGACAATCCTTGTCTCAAGACCCAGCTTTCGATGCGCTGCCATCGTGTAGGCTTCCCCAAATCTTTTGCCTTCACAATAGACTGATCTTTCTTGTGTCGGATCATTTTCTTGATCGATGTGCCCTGTGGAGGCAAGCATAAAAACCGCCTTTTTTGCATGGGCAAGATTGATCATTTCTATTGTTCCTTCTGAATCGGCGGTCAGGGTTTCCAATGGCATTGCTAAATGATCTTTTGGGGATGGATAAGATGCAAAATGAAGAACATATCCAATCTCATCAACCATATTTTCCCAGGGGGCATTTTGCCTGAACCTATTTAAAACTGGAATCGTATAGAATCCTGGCTTTTTAACCAGGTCGGAAATATTCCCATTCCCTCTATTCAGATTTCCAACGCAAATTGTGTTATTGCCTGAAGCAAAGAGCCCGATTTCGTCAACCTTATAATCAAGAAAATGCCTGCATAGATGAGAACCGATGAATCCGGCTCCCCCCGTAATTAAGAATTTTTTTCTTCCATTCAAGGGCATCATGTAAGCCCCCATGTTTTGAGAACCTCTTTCATCTTGACCACCTTTTCCTCTGGGCTCATCGTGTATTGATGCCAGAGATAACCCGAATCTCCCATGCCCATTTTTTGATGTATCTCTCTCACGGTAGTGAATTTGAGCCCATATTTTGCGATATTCCGTCCCAGAACGTAATCATCGATCAAATGTTCCTGGGTTATCACGGTATTTCTTTCGTTTACAGTCGGCGTGATATTGTCCAACGCTTCTTCGAGCGTTAAATCATCGAGTGGTTTCCAGAGTTCAATACACCAATCACTCGCTATGGTGAACCAATTGCATGAGCTGATATGTCTTCCGTCTCTGTGGTGAAATCTATCTTCTCGGTATCGGTTGCCCATGAGGTCACTTCCATTGTGGCATACCGTATCTTTGGGTAGATGATTGGTGACATCAAAAAAATCAGGATGAATCATGGTGTCTGAATCAATATAAATATTCCAATCGTTCCCCATCTCTTGGGCGAGTTCATAAATCTGCAACTTTTCATAAGTCGGATGAAATCTCTCGTCTAATTTTCTCTCTTTGATCAGATAGAAATCCGCACCGATCTTCTTCGCATAGTTCTTGATCAACGGATGGGAAATTTCCGTGATCTCTGGCTGCCATCCATTCAGGGCGAGTGTAAAAACTGTTTTTTTAATTGGCTTTTGCCACATATCCTTTATCCACAAAGAGCTATTCGTTTTGTTGATTGGTCGAGACCCCCACCTGCCGCTACATACTCATCAAACCCAATATCCCAACTTGCCCCTCTTACCGTAAAATCAATATCATCATCAAAGGTTGCTGCCAATGAAGTTCCTGCGTCTATTGCATCCGTGTCTGTGGATGCAAGATGATAATCAAGCCCTGCAGCATTGGCGAAGGTGAGGGTCTTGGATATAACATTTCCTGCACCAGCCCAATCATCTGCCGTAGCATCCTTAGAAAGACAATAAGTAACTGTTGCTGTGACCGTTCCATCTGAAATAAAATCAGCATCAGGGTTTGTCCCACCCTGAGAAAGACAGTTTGTGAGAACAACAGTCCCTGTGCCTACGCCTACATTCATGCGGAAGCCCCAACCCGTTGAATTGGTTCCAACCGTATTGACTGCGGTGCAGTTATAGGCGTAAACGGTAACGGAAGAGTTTGCCTGCATTTTAAATGCAGTGGAATCGCCAGCGGTTGATGAAACTCCATAAGACAAACAATCTATAAATCCTTTATCACTACCAGCCCCAGCGGCAGCAAAAACTCTGGTTCCACCAGTTGAAGCGTTTATCGCCTTACCAATACAACCAACAACTTTTGCATTGGCACTATTGGTTGTTAAATAAATCATTTCAATGCCACTTGCAGAGCTATAACTTGAATAAACGATTAAATCTTGGAGTTGGAAATAAGCCTCTTGAATGGAAAAGACTGTAGCAGCCGTTGTGTTAGCTATATAGAATCCATTATTAGGAGTCCCATCGTGTCCCTGCCAACCAGATGTTTTTGTTCCTCCTGGCCTAATACACCTGAATCGAGTTGCAGAACTATTGGTAGCACCAGCAATGGTGCAGCCAGATATATCAAAACTTGCAGCATCATCATAACATTCAAGAATTTCGCTTTTATCTGCGGTTGCAAGATTTATGGTATGGTCAGATTCCCATGTTACCATTGACTGATAATCTCTACCAGCCCCAACCGTTCCAAAAGTATGAATGTTTTCTGATGCCCCTTTTACTCTTGCGGTTGCCATTTATGTTATCGCCTGTCTAATTTTGCCAAAGTCTGAAGAAGCAAGTTTCTTGTTAAGCACTTTATCGTGGATTAAAGATGCTATCGGGAATGTTACATTTTCAAGAGGTTGATACTCATCATTTTCATCAAGCAATCGTGTCATATTTATGGTAATTCCGAATAAACTCTGTGCATTTGTAACCAATTCGCTCCAAGGGATTTTATATCTCCGTTTCTCTGTGAGAGTAACATCAGGATCAAAATCAGCGGAGTTTGAAAACCATAATTTATTGTCACTCCACCTTTCCAATCGGAGAGCCTTGATATGATTAACATTGGTGAGAAAATTACCAATATCTACCTTGATGATTAAATGGGTTCTTCTCTCTACTCTCCCGCCAATAAAGGTTTCATCTACAACATCAATAATATCCCCTTGTTTAGCGGTAACAATACTGGTATCAGCCATATCAAAGTTTTGGAGAATGAGTTTAATTATCATTTTATATTCAAAAAACTCCTTATCTAAAATTAATAATAAACCCCGTAGGTCTCACGGGTGGCACAAGGTCATATACTTTACTGGCTGTTAAACTATCTAAACTCTCATTCCCTGTTTGATCTACAGCAGTCAGCACAAACGTCATCGTCCCCGTAGAATTGTCAGGCACGGTAACGCTAAAATCATACTGGATGGCAGGAATGATAATGAGGGTGGGATTAATCTTCAATCTTGTCCCATCCGTCCGATAAAGATTGTAGCCAGCAAGGTCAGTTTCTGTGTTGGCTGTCCAGGTTGCCTTGAGATTGAGGATTGCCCCGAAAGCAACACTCGACATAAACACCATAGCCAATACCATCAATACGATTCGATTCATAAACCCTCCATTAATCTTTGGAAAGCATTAAAATTGTGATCCCCGTGCCATCGGCCTGGATGTTGATTATGTAATAATTTGTTCCGCCAATTTTAATCAAATCCCTCTGAGCCATGTCTTCAATATCCGAATCCTGAACTTCAACAAAAGGATTTTTAGATTCGATATCCGAACCGAAAAGGGTAACGGCTTCATAGGCATTATGAAAGATAACTTTGACCTCGGTGCCCTTCCAGTTTGCGTCAATCGCAAAATCGCTGAAGAAGACACCGAGGTCATTCTCTCCAAAACTCATAAAGAACCTTTCTACTATCAGGCTGATTCTTTTGGCCTGCCGATCAATACAGCAGCCACTGCCGCAGCAGCCGACAGAGTGCCAACATAATGCACATATCCCTTGGATTTGTTGACATCAACGGTCTTTGCCTCGAGAACATTCCCTGCCGTTGCAGCAAAATTGTTGCCGTCATCAAAAGTCAAAGCTGCATTGCCAGCCCCATTGCTATTCGCGCTGGTTAGCATGGAGCCGGTCATATTTCCCGCTGCAATGCCGATGCTCTGAATAACAAGCAGGGTCCCCACCATTCCGATTGTGCTGAGCCAACCCCCAGCGCTTGCCTCTGCCGTATTCGCACAGTTTTTGGCTAAAAATAGAGATTGAACATTTGCTGATTTTGCTTCAGATGGAAACATTTTTCGTACCTCCTTTTTTAGTTTTTGAAGAGACTTCCTCTATTTCAGGAATCTCGCTTTTTGGTTCTTCTTTCTTTACCTCCTCCTCGATAGGAGGTTCAGGGGGTTCAGGAGCATACTCGGCTTTGTTATTTCCTATCCATACCTTGGCATCGGATGAGGATACTTTAATAATCTTCCCGATTTCCTGAACCACTCCATTGATGTAAAACTTTCGAAGCACCTTTATGGTCTTCGTCTCCATAACAACCTCCGATCTCTTAGCGCCGGAGATAAGAGCTCCGGCGCTTTCATGGGTTAATGCCATAAACTATCAAGTAACTGAGGTGGCAAGAGAGAAAGCAGCGGGCAATCTCATTGCCACATCCATCGTATAAAATGCCCTTATCCCGATGATCCCGGCGGCGAAAGAAGCATACGGATTGACTTCAATCTCTAATACACCCCATTCTCCCACGACAACCTCCTGCCAGTCTCCGAAGAGCATGTCTGCGGTCGGGATTTGCATAGAACTCATGGCTGGAATACCGAACATAGATCCATCCCAGATATTTCCAAGCCAAAGCCTTGTGGTTCCACTTGTCGGAAGTTCCGGTCGAACCATCAATAACCCTGCCACCGCAGCCGTGGTAACATATCCGGGACGAACTGGTGTTATATTTGATCCAGCGACATCGGTCTGGAATTCAACGATTCCGGCTGCCGCAAGAGAAGTTCCAGTAACACTCCCAATACCCGTCGTCTGGATAATCCCCTTGGGTTGTCCTTCTCCACCACTGCCATTGAGGACTGAGAGATCGACGGCTATTGCCACAACTTTTGCCAGATCGTCACTCACTATCCCTTCAACTCCAGGTGAACTCTGGAGAAGTAATTGACGGCTGATCTCCGTATAAGCCCCCGCCGTATGGGGAGAAAGGCCAACCTGAACGAAAGTCTGTTGGCTTTCTGTGATGGATGTCGTCTCCGAGGCCAGCCAATAGGCCGTCGCTGCGCCAGTCTGTTTCGGAATAGTGACATTCCCCACCAAACCAGTTAGCCTCCGGACACCCATCTTAAAGGCAACTGAACGATTCCGAAGCATTTCGATAAATCCGATGTTTTCCGTTCCAACAAGATATGCGCCCCCGGACATTGCAACCGAAACATCCCGCTGTGCTCTCTGACGAGCCAAGGATAAATCGGTTTGTCTCTCCAAAACTTCGTAGGGGACATAGAATCTTTTTGGATCTACAACCTTTCCCATTGTCTGTGCCACGGCCCGGCTGCACTCCAACTCAAAGGGGGCATTGTCCCATCTCTGTTCGTATGCCGCTCTAATTGCCTTGATAAGACTGTATCTCTGAGTTTCGATTTCCGTGATTCCAATCATGGTCTTCGGGGTATTCTTGCTTCTCTCACTTTTTATCTTGAGCAAATCCTCGGCAACCTGGTCCAGGGAATATCCCTGGGCTACCCACCCATCCCGGGTTCTGTCGTCAATGTTGTTGACTTCAGCAAGCGTCGTGATCCCCTTGATCCTTCTTTTTTCATATTCTACTGCCGATAACTTACTGGGATCTCCAACCTTGGATTCGATGCTTCTCTGAACTTCACAGGTTGGGCATTTCCCAGTTTCGTCAAGATTTCCTTTGCACTTTTCGCACTTATCCATCTTCCGTTCCTCCTTTTTGGGAATTTCGATCCCCGATTTTTCTTCTTCGATTTTTTCCTCCGGTTTGATCCGGATCTGAACCTCGATCTCTTTTCCCTCATCGTCATTTCTTCCGATGCCAACCGTAATATCGGCAGGACAGGCGACAAGGGAAATTTCATAAGGTGTCCATCGCATCACCCTATAGATGCTCGGTTTATTCTTTTCCTCTTTTTCGAGCACCACTTCATCTACCTGATATGCCACTGAAACATTTGACCGGATTCTGTCGAGAACATCCTGGAAGATCTCCTCAGCCTTGGCACTCCGCCCAAACCGCACGCTGGCGCGGCCTTTTCGGTCAGCCTCGTCAATCGATACTTCCTCAATGACTCCGACCTGGTTCTTCATTTCGTGGTCTATCAATAAAGCGCCCCCTCGTTTGAGTCGGCGCAAGTTCACTGCCTTGGCTGTATGATCCAAAATTTCAATTCCCCACCATCGCTCGACTGGCTCCTCGGAGCTAAAAGAAAGATCGATAGTCCGTTTTTCTTCATCAATTTGCCTTTTTTCAATGACAAAAGATCGAAACTGTTTCCCTATTTTGATTTTCATTCTAATTTCCTCCTTTAACGCTGAGGTATTGAATAATTTATAACTTTTCCCTTTACCCCATCTTCGGTTACGACCTTGGGTTGTTTCACCTTCTTAAAATCAACCGATTCAGGATCAGTGTCAAAAACTAATCCCTTTTCTTTCGCTAAGTCTAATTCATGACGGCGTTCGTCGAGGACGTCCTCGATATCCATTCCATCACCCGTAGAAGCGATAACCTTCGTCATCGTCGTCAGACCTGATTTGATTCCTTCCTTGTAGGCTTCGACTTCTTTCGCCGGATCGATCCAGGTCCAGCCTCGAGGTTTGAACCGCACGGCAGTAAATTTTTTAATGTCGGAGGCATACTCCTCGATCGATATGGTTGGAATTGCTCGGGAGAGGATCGCCTGTTGCAACCATTCTCGGTGAATTTGATCTCTAAAATTTCTGATAAACCAAAGTTGAAAGACACGCCAGAGATCCCGATCATCGAGGAGAGCCAGGCGGCTCGAAGAATAATTACTCTGCGAATAATCTCTGGAAAGGCTTTCATAAGATGGACCTGTTCCGGCGGCCACCTCGCGCAACATGAGACGAACAAAGGGATCGATCTGAGTATTAGGCCGATTCGGAGATATGAAATTTAATTTTTCTCCCGGGCTTAACCTTTCGACAATCCCTGGTTCAAGGACAATTTCTCTTGAGCCAGTCTCGGTTAATTCTCCATAATCCTGTGGTGTTTCTACGGTCGCCATGTAATTGGCAGCAGCTCTTGCTCCCACAACCTCAGCCTCGGTATATCCGTCAACATCGTTAAGTTTTCGCATGACGCAATGGAGCCATGGTTCTCCCCGGGTCTGCGGCCAACGATCAACAATCCGCAAGTGTATGATCTGATCTGCGGGAATGCGTTCGATTCTGTCGGTTTCCTGTGCGCTAAAACGGATTTCCCCTGGATGCAATCTGCGAATCCAATAGGCGAGAGGGCGGCGAAATTCGTCTGATTCGACACCCATCCGAACGACAGCATTTTGAACTATGGCGCCCGGCTGAAATTCATCGAGCACCCGCTCGGGTTCTATAACTTCAAGGGCAAATGGAATTCCCGAATTGCCGAATTCTCGATAATGTTTCCGGATAAAAATTTCGCCAGTTTCAAAAACCTGCCCCATAGCGATCCGCTCAATGTCTGCAAAATGGAGTATTCCTCCGGTATGACAATGACTGGCTTCGCACCAATCCTCAAAACCAGATTCGATTCCGTCGTTTACCTCTTTATCCAACACATTTTTATAAGGGCGTTTAACCTGGGCCTGCATTCCGATGCCCGCACCGATTACATTATTCACCACAATAATTTTTGCACGCTTGGCATAAGGGGCATCCCTGATGAGTTGGCGGGATCGAGAACGGAGAATTCGGAGACTGGTTGAAAGTTCAGAATCGGCGCTTGTGGTAAGTTGACCCCATCCAGATGTGAGCCGGGATTGCTTCGCCCCGGCATACATGCGTCCATAAAAAGAAGCCTTAGACCCTGATGGGAAGGATTTAGATCCAAGTTCCTTTAGAAGTGCGGCTCCTTGAATGGCTGGAAGATTTTTGAGAACTTGAATTAATTCATCACCGCTTGGATTCATGGTCGTTGGAACCTCACACCGATACGCCGAGGACTATCGAGTCCTTTGGCATGGTTCTCAGCCTCGAGTTCCCTTTGATATTCATTTTTATAAAAACTCCGCCATTTGATTAATTCTTCAGGACTCATTTTGGAAATAGACCTTCCGCCAATGGAATAGCTCTGGGCATCATTCAAGGATTTACCTTCGAGAAGAGTTTCTAAAGCATCGAGGACTTTTTTAGCATGGGATCTGATGTCAGTCTGGCTGGTAGCTTGGGTAATATCAGGGAGGACCTCAACCTGGCCGGATTCGAGCGTATGCTTTTCTGTAATAAGACCTCCAGCCTCCTTGTAAACATAAGCCATCCATGAATAGATTCCAGAAACCCAGAGGCGAGTGGAAGCAGGGACAATCGAAATGGCATAATCATTGCCGTTGGCAGTCGCCGCGATGGTAATTTTAGGTTGCCCGTATTTAGTAAGAACAAAGGCGAGGGTCCAGCCTGCTGAGGCTGGATAATCTGAAAGGGACTCTGCCCAGGAGAACATGTCACCGGATCTAAGCTGAGATGGGATATTTAAAATCGCATATACTCCCCAAACGGAGATTAATAAATTAAACAAAAAGTTTATATTGGGGTAGCAGTATATTAAACGGAAGGTAAAGTCAAACGAGGAAGGGGGGGATAGGAAGGGAATAGAAGGGAATAACAAGGAATAACAAGGAAAGATTCACTAATTTTTATTTTTATATCGTTTTCGCATCCATTTATCAACTTCGAGAGGGTAGGCAGCAGGTTTATTGGAAGGCAATCTAACGATTGGAAGATGATGATTTGCCGCATAATACTGAGCTTGTTTGTCTGAACAACCAATATAATTCCCAATTTCTTTCCATCCATAAAGCCACCCACTCACGGTCTTATCCATCTCTTTCTCCTTTTTCTTTTTCATTTCACAAACCAACGAATCACTAAAATTATATCCATACACAATATAAAAACTAAAAGAATCAGGGTCCATTTCATATATTTTCTTATTTTGTTGAGATCATCATAATTCATTTTTACCTCCTTCGGGCTTTAAAATGTCTATAAATCCATTTTCCAATTTCCCAACCGATTATTCCACAACTGCCATTTAAAACTATTTGCCACCATTTCATTTTCTTCCCCATCCTTTCATCCAGTCAGATTGACCATTCTAAAATTTGAAATTTCAAAATATTCTCCCCTTCACATTTAAGGATTTTGAAACCAATATTCCCAAATATTTCAAAAAGCATTTCCCTGGACAAATTAAAATTTGGCCTCATTGTCACAATACCATTGCGAAAATGTCCTATCGGCTCGATACTCGCATTATGATTTTTTAATAATGGAATGTTCATGTTGTCACCATCCCTTTATCCAGTTGCCCCTCTGCTTTTGAGTAATCGGGTTTAACTCTTTTTTCTGGTCTTGTTCCTGGTCTTGCTTCTGTGGACTTCTGACAAGCCTTATCCCGCCCCTGAATTCTGAATCTGCCATGGCAAAGGCGATGACCGTGCAATCGAGAAGATGATTATCTTTCCGTATCCTCACCCATTCCCATTTCCCGTCTTTCTGAAGCCGGAGATCCTCGGCCAGAAGATGTTTAAGATAATCGGTTTTTGTCTCATTGTTTAACGTGAAACGCCCTGGCTTTCCCTCCTCAACGCGAAGATGAAACCACATAACATCCTTCATGGCATCCGTGTTGATCTCGATGAGTAGAAGGCCGCCAGGGATCATCGCCCCTTTATCCCCTGGCATTTTATCGAGGCGGGTTTCCTTCACTCTATGGACCGTTTCTCGTGAAAGCCCTTTAGTCCCATAGAGGCCGGGCCTCCTTATCTTGCGGATCCATAGATAGGCTGCCTCGGTCATGGTCGTATCGGCTTGTGAATACTGACCGCCGCCGGTGTCTATGCCAACCCTCCAAATCGGGAGCAGTCTTTCCTCATGATCGACCCTGAAATGCCAATCCTTTAACATCTCTTCAATCCCCGAGTTGTCATAATCACCAGCCAGCCAACCATATTGAACCAGGTGAGGACCATAATTCCTTTTCCAGGATAAAACAGTAAACCAAAACCCTCCCTGTCCCGGATCAATGCCGGCAGTCAGGGCGATGGTCTCTTTCGGACAGATCAATGGTGGAAGGTCAATCTTATTTTTCATGAGTTCGATCTCGGTCTCTGAAATCGCAACTTCTTCCCATGGTCGCGCGGCGTTATAGATTCTCCAGTTTCGCATCGGAGCGAAGTCATCGCCTTCCTTCATGGAATTATTCGCTTCAAGAAATTCCTTGGCGATGACCCCGAATGTCCCCCCAGAAAAAGGAGAATACCATTTGGGAAGATGAAAACCTATTTTCTTGATTCTTCGATATTCCGATTTATCAAGAATTTCGTTTAGAGAAATCGTTTCTTCAATCTTGGCCCGGATATTCTTCATGATCTGATTACAGGGGTCGGTTGTGGTGCGTGTCCTCCATTCCCCACCTGCAAGAATCCTGATCTTGTCCAGATTGGAAATTTCTTTTTGGCAACCCTCGCATTCATAATAAGCGTTTTCCTCGACGATCACAGGATCATGGTGTTCGCCATCTTTTTCACCGAATCTAACGTTTTCCCAATAAAGAATTTGATAGACTCCGCAATAAGGACAGGCCACCCAATACTCAAAAATATATTGACAGGTTTTCAACTCTTCCCAGATATTCCCCTCTGGAGTGGTAGGAGTTCCGGTATCCACTATCTTTCTATTTGAGAAGTTAGAAGTCGTCTGCTCGATTGCTTTCATGGGATCAACCGCATTCTGACCAACCGTTTTTTTTAACTCATCGACCTCATCGCGAAAAAGGTATCTTGCTGGGCGGGTGGTGAGCTGCATCTCAGACCCCCCCCAGGCCATTGAAAGAATCATGTTCTTAAATTGCATTTCCATGAGAGTAAAATCATCCGGGTTGTTTGTCATTTCGCTGCGGACTGGTTCGCAAGCCTTAAACATGGGTTGAAGTCTTTTTTTTGAGGTATATTTCGCCTTGTCGATTGTGGGAAGCAGGCAAATGGCCGGTCCTGAATCCTGAGCGATACAATAACAGAGAAAGGGATATTGAACGCCCTGACTCTTTCCAAGTTGCCTACCCCATACCAGAATAATCTGCTCGATGAAGGGAGACCCCAGGGCAAGGAGTGGCCCCTTCGTATAGGGTGTGCGAGAAATCCGGAGTGGTCCTGGCTCCGCAGATGTGAAACGGGGAAGACGGACATTCTTCTCAATCCAATCGGGAATGGTAATCCGTTCAGGCGGACGCCACCAATCTCTTTGATCTTCTGGAATTTTTTCTGCGAGACTGTTTCTTTGCATGTAATGGTTTTGCCATCTCCTCTAATATTTTGTAAATTTCTTCTCTTAACAAGAATTCAATTTCTTTTTCGTCTGCAATCGGACTAAATACTGGCCCCATTCTTCTGGGTAATCCCCAAAGGGCGGTCTTTGCTTCTTCGACATGCCCGTGAAGCCATTGTTCAGCCTTTCCTTTCGGGATGAGATTTTCTTTCATCGCCTCAGCCTTAAATTCATCTTGAATACGTTTGGCCCGCTCCCGCAAAAGTTTCTCTTCATTGATATCCCCATTCTCGCTTTTAGGTCTTAAAATATTTTCTACAATCCATTTGTGGCAAGCCCCCAGGGGATATAATTTTTTATTTTCATTGTAAGGAAGTCCCTTCTCTCTCCATTTTCTGAGGGTTTCCCTGCTAATTCCATATAACCAAACCATTCGTTTAGAAGTATAAAATATTTCATTCACTCCAATGGTCAACCCCAAAAAAAGTTTAACTGTAAAAAATAATTGCGGGCTTGCGCAC